GCTATTGATGGAGACGGTAAATGAATAGACAAAAGACATTTTGTAAGGACTGCAGGGCACACTGGGTGCATGGAGTAAATGACGGGAAGCATGATAACTGGTGCTGCAAGTTCGGCAAGCCTGCTTTTCAGTCTATAGGGCACTGCAAAAATATTGACGGTAAAGAGCCCATACCCGCTATTGATGGAGAGAAGTAAATGAGCTTAGAAATGTGCTACGAGTGCGATAGTCCTACGGGCAACGCTGGAGCGCAAGAAGACTCCAACATTTTCGACGGGTACGCGTATTGTGATGATTGCTATGTGCCTGCAATAGAGGAGCGCGCTGATAGATTCGAGAGAAGATCAAAGACTTTGGCCGCAATAGTAAAAGCGCTGCGGTCGCCTTGGGTCAAAGTTGGGGAGCGTTTGCCGGAGGAAATGAAGAACGTGCTTGTTAGAATGAAATTCTCTGGCAGTAAAAACACAGTCTGCTTCACTGCTATATACGCTCGTCCGTACAAGCTAGAAGCTTCGATTGAATGGGAGGAGTTCGCGGAGTGGGACGAGAAGTCAGATTGCTATTACTGCCCTGAGGGGTGGTATGAGAATCAAACGAATTGGGATGAGTATGGTTACATTGCCGTAAACGAAGGTGAAGTTATTGAATGGATGCCTATCCCCGCTATTGATGGAGAGAAGTAAATGATAAGTGACAAGCCAAGCGCAACGCAGTATCAGAACAAAGACAAATCGGAACTTGAGTATTTGCGAGACGTGGAGGTATGGGCGGATCTGACCGTAGACGCTTGTTGTGCGGCTATTGATATCTTCCAATCTGACAACGCAGCCCTGGCAAAGATCGGCCAGGATCACATCAAACTAAGCGCGGATAAAGACCGGCGGATTGCGGAACTTGTGCACCACCGCGACCACGGCGGCGAAATCGAGAGGCTTGAAAACGACAGGAGGCGCAAGTATCTACAAAGAACTGAAGACGCCAACAGGTCTTTGGCTGCTAGGGTTGATGAGCTAACCGAGCTTTTACACGCCGTATCCGCAGGCGACAGTTATATTTACATTCAGCACATGGACTACGACGAGTGGCTGAAGCGTAAGAATGCAGCGCTACACAATATAGACGAAGAGGATAGTAAATGAATTTTAAAATGAAAGCACCGCGAGAAGCACAACGAGTCATCACTGACTTGGAGACCCTCGACGTGTTACCAACAGGTGTCATCGTATCAATTGGTATTGTCCCTTTCCACCTAACACACCAAAACACTTTCGAGGAACTGGTAGACGCGGGCGTCAACATACTACTAGAGCGACAACCACAAATTGATGTGGGCTGCACGATATCTGAAGACACACTGAAGTGGTGGAGCCAACAGACTGGTGACGTTAAAGAAGTACTAGAGGGCGGCACGCGACACCATCCCGCGACCATACACGATGTCATTGCTAAAGAGATTGGAATGATACCCCCAAAAACGAGATGGTACGCCCGCGGCCAACACTTTGATTTCCCGATGGTTAGTCACCTATGCGCAAAATTAGGCATCAGAGAACCATGGGGATACCAAGACCCAAGAGACTTACGCACGTGGTTTGACTTTTACACAGGCTACGAACGCGAACTTTGGGGACAGGAGCAAGAAGGTTTTATAGCTCACAACTCTTTACATGACTCGGCACTAGAAGCATTGCATATGCAACGGTGCTATCAATTAGGACTATTGGAGAAAGCTGCTTGATAGCCCCCCTAGAAGACCAACCACTTACATAGCTAGCTTGTGTAAGCGAATATCTGCAATCCCCTGACTCTCACCCAATAGACGAGGAGCCAGATTTACTGTTCTGCATGGAACACCTCGTGGACTTTATCATGGAGCATCACAATGGTGGAAGCCTTTCCGAAAACTACAGACAGTACAAGCAGCTTGAAGCGCTGGTGGAAGAAGAACCGAAAAGGTGATTTTGACAGTTGGCTAAGAGCCTTTAAATCAACGCAGGAACCTAAAAATGCCCCAGCAAAGAAAAGTCGTGTCACTACTAGAAGTCGTGTCTAACACCACCATCGGTTTCTTCCTATCGTTAGTTGTCTGGAATGCAATAAAGCACAGCGGCCGATATCCAATCTTTACAACAGTTGAAGAAGGGCTTGAGGTAACACTGATATTTACAGTGGTAGCAGTGATACGTGGTTACTATTTGCGCAGGTTCTATATATGGCAGCACCAACGTATCCATGATTTCGTAAATAAGTTCATGTAGCACTTGGCTTTTGATAATAGCATTGCTAATATAATAATCTAACACGAGCAGCGAATATGCACCCACCCTTTGTACACCAGCCAATCACGACCAAGTTTATCCTCGACAATCACCGAGTAATAGACGGGTCAGACCCAGGCACAGGCAAGACAAGATCCTCACTTGACGCGCTTACATCCATTGGTGGCAAGACTCTCGTGCTAGCACCGCTATCAATTCTAAAACCATCATGGGCTAACGACGCTGCTGAATTTACGCCACACCTAACAACCAGTGTCGCTTATGCGAAAAACAGAGAGGAAGCGTTTGAAGCTGACGCTGATATCTATATTACGAACCACGACGCTGTAAAATGGGTAGCTGCCCAGCTCAAAAAAGACAAACACTTTCTCGATGGCTTCAAGACACTTATCATAGATGAGTTCACTGTGTACAAAATTCGTACAAGTGAACGCAGTAAAGCTGCTCGAATAGTAGCCGCATTCTTTGAATACATGGTGCTATTGTCAGGGACAATGAACAGCAACGGCGTGATGAACCTATGGCACCCGATGTTCATGTTAGACGGCGGCGACAGGCTGGGTAAGAACTTCTTCCAATTCCAAACAGCGATGTGCAACCCTATACAGGTTGGCCCGCGACCCGAGATGCGTGAGTGGAGAGAGAAACCAGAAGCAGTCGCCCTTGTAGGATCTATGCTGTCAGATATAACGATACGGCACGTCCTTGAAGACTGTATCAGCATTCCAGAAAACCACACATACAACGTGTACACAGAGTTGCCATCCAAAATCCGCAAGAAGTATGACGAGTTCCAAAAGGAATCAATACTCTTCACGGAATCAGGAGTCGTTAACGCGGTACACGCCGGCGCCAGAATGAAAAAGCTGTTACAGTTAGTTACTGGTGCCATATATGACGAGTACGGTGATGTTCACGGTATTCATAAAGAACGATACGAATTAGTCATGAACCTTGTTGACGCCAGAGAGCACTCACTGGTCGCATTCAACTGGAAGCATGAGCGTGACGAGTTAATAAAGCTCGCCACGAAAATGAAATTGCCATTCGCCGTTATTGACGGTGATGTCAACGTTGCCAGAAGGGAGCAGATCGTTGAAGACTTCCAAGCTGGCAAATACAGGGTCCTGTTTGCGCATCCGCAGTCAGCAGGGCATGGGCTTACTCTCACCAAAGCAACAGCCACGATCTGGAGCAGCCCAACCTACAACGCTGAACACTTTCAGCAATTTAATCGCCGGATATATCGGGCGGGTCAGAAACAACTCACTGAAACAATACTCATCACAGCCAACGGCACCTGCGAAGAAGAAGTGTACGAACGGCTGTCTGGGAAACTGGAGAAAATGGAAGACCTGCTCAGTATATTCACAAGCGTAACCAACTACACCTTAAAGGAAAACCACCATGCAGCATAAGATAGATGATATGCGTCAGGTACTCACGAAAATGGGTACAAACGAACGCAAAGTTGAGCGGTTACGAACTCAGCTAGAAGAAGCACTAGAAGAAAAGATTGATCTGGCGGCTGAACTGGCGTCACTCAACCTTGAACACAGCGGGGTTATTATACCCGTACAAACTGAATCACTGAGTTCTCAGAACCAAGTGACAACAGTGAGTTAGCTGCTTAATGGAGCAGTCCGCTGCCCAGCAGCAGCCCGAGGAGGACGAGTTCCTTCTTGGACCCATATTGGAACGGGCCAAGGTCATTAAAACCGAACGAGACCGCTTAAAGAAACTATTCGACACACAAGACGAAATGTTCAAAGCGGTTAAGTACGAGATTATTGATGCCCTTGATCACCATGGCACGATGTCAACCAAAGTCGAGGGCGTAGCAACCGCCTCGGTAACAAAGAAAACAGTCGCGAACACGAACGACTGGTCATTAGTTCACAAGTATATTCTTGACAACGATATGCCGGAGCTACTGCAAAAGCGAATTAATCAGAGCGCTTACAAAGAGCTTAGAGATCGAGGGGTAGAAATACCTGGCCTAGACGATTTTGAATCTGTTGATTTGCACATACGCATCATCGCGTAGCACTCGACACATAAAACTTAACAAGGAACCATCTATATGACATCAGAAGTAGATATGCCAACATCACTATTCCCTCAAGAACTACCTGAAGCTGCCAAAGGCTCAGGACGTGGTAACGAGGAAGTAGGATCGGATCTAGCCCGTCCAGTAATCAAACTGCTGCAGGCACTATCCCCCCAACTAAACAAACTCAAGCCCAACTACATTGAAGGCGCTGAAATCGGACAGTTTTTGAACACTGTTACCGGCACAGTGACTGATGAGTTGTACGTGTCCAACTTGTACTACTACAAGAACTGGGCAATTTTCAAGCAGCAGAAGCACGGCGGTGGCTTTGAAGGTAACTTCAACAGCGCAGCGGAAGCAGAAGCAAAGCTGGCAGGCGACGACTTTGTTAGAGCGCACTACGATATTGTAGAGACTGCTCACCACTTGCTCGCAATCATCGACCCCGAAAATGGGGACGTGGAAGCAGCAGAGTTCATGATGTCTGGCACCAAACTTGGTATATCCAAGACTTGGAACGCGAACATTAAGAACAAAGGCGGTGACAGATTCTCAAGTATCTGGAAGCTAACGCATTCGATGGAGTCAAAGGGTGAGAACTCATGGGCTCAAGTCAACATCGACTTTGCTGGCTTCACACCAGAAGACCTACACGGACTATGTGTAGAGGCATACGACGGTTTGTTATCGTTAATCAACGAAAAGCAAGCGGCGTAACCTAACGGGGGCTTCGGTCCCCAATTTTTATGAACGAGCATACTTTCATAGATTCAATTCACCGGCATCTTAAGAAGATGAAGCTGCGGGATTGCGACCTATGGAAGATATGTGACTCAGGTAAAGGAGGGGTTGCTGACGCCGTGTACGACGGGCCGATGGCGGACTTGTGGGTTGAGTATAAATTTATAGCAGCACCAAAGCGTGCAACAACTGTTGTAATACCAGATTTAAGTAAACAACAGCTGTACTGGCTCGAAAATAGAGCGAGAAATGGGCGCAATGTTGCTGTTATCATAGGAAGTGATAATGGAGGGGTGATACTTACCTCACCAGAATCATGGGCAGAAGGCATTACAGATTTCTCTGGCCAGCTTATTGCGAAGGATTGCATAGCAGAACACATCGCAAAATTTATAACAACTGGAGTAAATCCACAGTTGTCCCTAAATAACAGAGTGCCACATCATGCCCCGCTCAATCACCAGCAACAATATTGCTAAATCAAAACGTCTAAAAAACACCGACCACCAGATAAAGTAGGGGGCCACAAAGCTGAGGCCATGCAAGAAGTGTATAACCGAGCGCACAGATTAGAGGAGCCGACTAAATGAATATAAACAGTATAGATGTCCCAAACATACTGCTCGGACTAAAAGAAGTAGCAGCAGTACTGCAACACTACGCCAAAGATCCCGAAGGGCTGAACGGGATACCTCATGGGACTCTTTACTTCCCGATGGAAATAGGTGACCCCCCAAGACACGAAACCATAAAAAACATTGCTGAGAGGCTGGCTACAGTAAAAGCAACGATAGCAAATATAGAAAGAGAGCTGACTAAATGAACGGGAACATAAACGCAGCGCTCATACATGTTGATCGCGCACTTGAGCTTACCAAAGTAATGCGCGAGACGGATGATACATCGTATGGGCAAGACGACATGGAAGAGGATCTACGTGAACTAGACGACAACATGTTACAGGCCATAAAGATAGAACTACTCGCATTCATCGAGAATGATGTTATTGGAAAGTTAGAACGGGAATTAGAGTCAATTAAAGCAGCAGAGCAACTTGAAGTGTGGCTAGGATAGTCCCGCAATAGCGAGAAATGTGCTCTGAGGCCCCCATTCTTGCGTGATAGCAGTGCTAATATTCCTCGTAATAACCGCTGTAAGTTATTGATTTAATTCGATCCACATAGTGACTGTTAATCATTGGGTCCCTGGTTCGAGCCCAGGTCGGGGAGCCACTTTTAAAGGGCTGCAGAGCATCCAGCTCAACTTCTAGCCTACCTATCCCGCAAAGAGTCCCGCAACTACTACCTTATTACTAATCCATTTGCGATTAGTAGTTGTTGGCTATTGACATTAGCTGTGCTAATATTCACTACTCTAATCCATGGAAAAGAGCTAGAAATTAATGGCAACAACTTACACTACTGACAGCGCAGCACGCGGACTGGGTCGAAAGACTCTTGAACTCAATCACCGGTCTGTTGTGTACGCAGCACCGATTTTAGTTATTAACGACGTGATCGAAATGGTTACGGTATTTGCAGGCGAAACAGTTGTCGGCGTAGAACTAGTCACCACTGATCTCGACTCAGCAACTTCACTCACTTTGAACGTAGGCGACGGAGATGATACCAACCGGTACATCGCAGCCTCAACCATCGGCCAAACCGGTGGACTAGTCAAGCACACTGCTGGCTGTCCATTCGCATACGCGGCCGCAGATACAATTGATATTCACGTACAAGCAGCACCTGGAACTGGTGTCGCGGGTACGGTGACTTTGAGTTGTCTCGTTAAGTAATTCCCGACAAGGAATGTGGGGGCTTCGGCCCCTTTTTTATGCACGATTTTAATTGCTTAGTAGCTCAATTGCGTAGAGCGCTGGCCTGTTAATAGCAGCCAGAGGTTGCTGGTTAGAGTCCAGCCTTTGCAGCCAATTACCCCAAATAGGAACCCCAATGGACATATTAGTAGCTTGCGAATTCACCGGCATGGTGCGCAATGCCTTCCTCGCCCTCGGCCATAACGCTTGGTCATGTGACCTTCGAGCATCTGAAGATAACAGCAACCGCCACTTTGTAGATGACGTACGTAATCATCTGGATAAAGGCTGGGATATGTTAATGGTAGCTCACCCACCTTGCACGAGACTCTGCAACTCAGGTGTTCGATGGTTGCACACTCCCCCTCCTGGTCGAACCAAAGAAGAAATGTGGGACGAACTGGATGAGGGCGCCGAACTGTTCAGTGATTGCTGGAACGCTGACATTGACAAAGTCGCGATTGAAAACCCGATCATGCACAAGTATGCGAAGGAGAGGATCGTAAATTTTGAGAAGTCAAAACAAACTGTGCAGCCGTGGCACTTTGGCGACCCACAGTTCAAAGGCATTGGCTTGTGGCTTAGGAATCTACCAAAGTTAGTTGAAACAAACAGGCTAGTTCCGCCGCGACCGTATACCAAAGAACACAGGGCGTGGAGCAAAGTGCATAACGCTTCTCCTAGCCCTGATCGCGCGATGGAAAGGTCAAGATTTTTTCCTGGAGTAGCAGACGCAATGGCCCAGCAATGGGGAGGATTAGTAACGTGAAAAAATGGTTCCTAGTAGAGGAGACAGTCGTATATCGCGTCAGGGCCAAAGATGAAGAAGAAGCTGAAGCCATAATGGTGTCAGCCCGAGACAGAGACTACTTCTTCCTAAAGTTGACAGACCGGTCAATCACGGAGGACTTGGAAACACCACATCTTCCGGATCAGTAATAAACCCTAACGTGTCCACAATATCCCGCAAAGCTTGGCGGTACACCCGCCATTCCCACCTCATTTCCTCAGTCAGACTGACATCCGGCATCTGTGTCCAATCCGACGCGGCCAGTAACCCGCGACGCGTGGCCCGTATCCCTTGCAATAACGCCTGATACTTGTCCTCGTCACTGGCCTCGGGTTTCGGGACAAAGTACACCCCGTTAAATATATGCGTAGTATCGCTAATATCCGAAGTAACCTCATACACCATCTCCCCAAATCCAAACTTAGTCTGCAGGACCATATCACTGGCCATGCACGATCCTATCCGAAGAATATTATTCAACTTATCTACAACTGCAAATCTCACTTCTTAGTCTCCAAAATAAACAAACTTCTTTTGCTAGCCAGCGCTGTACCCACTACAGCACCTGGTTTTCCTCTAAACTGAACGGATATCGTACGCGACCCAGAACTAGGTGTTAACTGGTACACAAACACTGATGTGCCAATACGATTACTGTCAGCTTCCACAATAATAGTGCCACCAAATTCTTCCTCTTCTACCCCGTCAACCATTAAACGCGGGACCATCTCCGAGTTGGTCGTGCCTGTGTTGTATCGTAGGTTACACGAGAACATGATAAGCGCCGGCGCACCAGTAGAGGTATAAGTAGCAGTTTGTACTTCTACCCACGACGCTCCAAGCGCTGAAGAATCCCCATCTGAATAGGCATGGGTAGGTATTGTCACTGCGTTGTTGCCAATCTTCAGGGTGTTAACCGCAAGGTCGTCAATCTTCGCTGTTGTAATAGCAGCTAGTGCGATCTGCGCTGTATCCACCGCAAGGTTGTTTATCTTCGCAGTCGTGACCGCAAGGTTGTTTATCTTAGCTGTCTCGACTGCCGCTGCAGCTATCTGTGCAGTATCCACAGCCAAATTCGCAATAGCCGCTGTGTTAATCGTAGCGTCTTCTATAAACGTAGACGCATTAAGCGATATCGCTGTAGCACCACCGACTGTACCTACGACAAACGGGTACTTAGCAGCACCGGAGTCAACTGCTGGTAGGGATATAGCAAACTTATCCGCAGCAATAACAAACTCGGAAGAAGTAGCTGTAGAGACTAAGCCGAATCCGGAGACCTTTCCGTTAACATCTAAGCGTACAAAGTACTCAGCTTGCAGGTCCCCAACGTCATCCCCTATCGCAGTACGAGCAGTAGCCTCAGCAGATACAGCAGCAATACGCGCGGTTTCTTCGGTATCCAAGTTGGACTGTACTAACTGACGCGCTGTAGCCTCAGTGTTATCTGCATTAGTACGGGAAGTCGCTTCTGACGACACAGCAGATGCACGCGCTGATGCTTCAGTATCCAAATTAGTCTGGACAAGTTCACGAGCCGTAGCCTCAGTAGAGATAGCGGTTGTTCGAGCAGAGGTCTCAGCAGATACAGCGGCAATGCGATTCGTTGTCTCAGTCGCAAGGTTAGTTGCTACAGTCTGACGAGCAGTAGCCTCAGTATTATCCGCGCTTATTCGCGCAGTCTCTTCTGAATCAACAGCAGCAATACGGGCGGCTTCTTCAGTATCAAGATTAGTTTGGACGAGCGCACGGGCAGTAGCCTCAGTAGAGATAGCCGTTGTTCGAGCAGATGCTTCCGCAGATATTGCTGCGACTCTATTAGTCGTCTCAGTATTAAGATTGGTTTGTACAAGTTGGCGAGCAGTAGCTTCGGTGCTATCTGCACTGATCCGAGCAGTCTCTTCAGAATCAACCGCTGCGACTCTGTTAGTCGTCTCAGTGGCGAGATTAGTTGCAACAATTTGACGGGCAGTAGCCTCTGAATTGTCAGCACTTATTCGAGCAGTCTCTTCCGAATCAACCGCTGCTACTCTATTAGTTGTCTCAGTGGCAAGATTAGTTGCCACAGTCTGGCGTGCAGTTGCTTCTGAATTGTCAGCATTAGTTCTAGCGGTAGCTTCATTAGATACCGCAGTCACACGGTCGCTAATTTCAGTCGCTAAGTTAGACGCTACAGTGGACCTAGCAGTAGCCTCCGCAGTGTCAGCACTTATTCGAGCAGTCTCTTCTGAATCAATAGCGGCGCCACGATCAGTTATCTCAGTCGCTAAGCCTGCCGCAACAGTAGATCGAGCTGTAGCTTCCGCAGTGTCAGCATTTGTCCGAGCTGTCGCCTCCGCACTAACAGCCGCTGTCCGATCTGTTATTTCATCTGCAAGACCAGCCGCCACGGTTGAACGAGCCGTCGCTTCCGCAGTATCTGCATTTGCTCGGGTGGTAGCTTCTGCACTAACAGCCGCTGTCCGATCAGTTATCTCGTCCGATAGGCCAGAAGCCACAGTCTGACGAGCAGTTGCTTCCGCAGTGTCAGCATTCGTGCGAGCTGTAGCCTCAGCTGTAACAGCAGCGATACGGTTATTAGTCTCAGTGGTAACACTAGCTGCAACAGTTTGGCGTGCAGTTGCTTCAGCGTCATCCGCGCTTATTCGAGCGGTCTCTTCTGAATCAACAGCTGCAACGCGCGCGTTAGTCTCAGTGACGACAGCCGCAGCCACTGTAGCACGAGCCGTTGCTTCCGCAGTGTCAGCATTAATACGAGCCGTCGTTTCATTAGATATTAAAGTGCCGAGTGCCCCGTCAGCAGATGCTCTAGCCGCTGCCTCATCGAGTATGTCCTGTGCACTGCTAAGCACGTCATTCGCGTTTACAAGATCCGCTGCCGCACGAGCAGTTGCTTCAGCCGTAACGGACTGCGCTATTGTTAAGTCATTAGCAGCCCGAGTAGTTGCCTCTGAAACATCTGCTACCCCTCTAGCAGATATCTCATCAATGAGACCCTGTATAACCCCGCCACCAGTAACGTCAATCAAATCAATACGGTCATTAAGCAAATCAACTAGGTGAGACTCATCTAGTTCACCCGCCAATATGTCAGCTACTTCCGAAGGTGCCAGTCGTGTAGTAATTTCATGGCCGTCTGTATCAGACCACGGGCCATATACCGGAGGAGTGCTATTAGACACAAACCTAACAAAATACCAATAATCACTGCCAGATGTAATAGGATCAACAAGAAGCGTTCCAGATGTTACTCCAACGAGAGAAGCGTTCCCGAGCGTGTTGTCGTTACTGCGCCATATATCCGCGAAGCCATGGTTACCATATATTGGTGTATCAAAAGTCACGAACGCATTACTGAACGTAGACGACACCGCCACGTTAGTAGGCTTAGGCGGAACGGACAGGTTGTTACCTGCCTGCGGGAACGAGAAGTCTGTGTCCACGATGACCGCTTCTTGTGGTATCCCACCCACTAATTCTTTAACAATGCCAGCCTGGATTAAGTCCCGTACAGTAACTGCACGGTCGACTTTGTCACCACGACGAGAAAGCAACACTTCCATAGCCTCAGCAATAGCGTTAACACTCGCCTGTAAACTTGCAGGGTCTTTAGTTGCGACAGGTATGGACGGTATATTAGTTGGTACTGGTCTCACAGCTCGCTTAACTCCTCAACTGAGGTTGCCAAAAGAATAGAATCAATCGCGTAGTCGCTAACCATTTTAAATTGCAGTGTCTGGTAGAGTGACATCGCAGCCGGTAAACGGAACATATTCTGCGCTGTCACGGGAATATCTGGGCCTAATTGCCCGCCATCTGCTATTACACGCAACGTGACAGGCCCTTCTGCGTCAATAATTCCGCACGAAAACGAGGTTGGCGAGCTTAACTGGTAGACTTTGGACTGCCACGTAGCAGTCATGTTAGCGCCACTATTGAAAGACTGGATGTCAGTACCAGACAGTAAGTTCAGTGAATCGGTCGCTGTATCAGAGTGGCCGACCGTATAGTGC